AGGTTTGGACTTTCCGTATCCCATAATTTTGTTTTTAAAGATTAATCTTATTTATACATGTACATATGATATTTATCGCACGTATACTTGTTTATTTACGGGTGGTGTGACATTAGCCTGCTATTATGTATATATATGGGGTATTTGTCACATAAAATTTTTGTGAGATATATAGAGATTTTGTATTACGCATAACTATCTGACAACCAGCCACTTAACTAAAACCATTTTTTTAACCCCATGGGTACCAATAAGTTACAACAATATGTAAAGTTTTTAGCTTTTTATTTTAATTAATTACAATGTAAACACGAACTAGTTTGGATAATATAAATGTAAAAACAATATAAATTTAAATATATAAAAATGAGATTTCCACAAACATTTACTAAAGAAAACAAAATAACTTTCTACAACCAAAGAAAAAGAGAAATGGAAAAGAAGTTTATTAAAAGTATGAATGATGGTAAAGATTTACTTTCTAACAAATTAAATGAAGAGATTAAGATTTGTGAAAAAGAATTACTTAAACTTACAAAGTAAATACGAAGCAAACTGGATAATATAAGTGTAATTAAAAGTATAAATTATGAAAATGTTTAAAGTAACAAAAGTACAAACTAGAAAGTGTGGAAAAAATTGGATTAAGTATGCACAAGCAAACACAATTGAAGAAGTAATAAAACATTTTGGTTTAAATAATATACTAAAAGTTGAAGAATGTTAAGAAATATTAGCTAAAATAACTTAAAAAGTGTACAGAACTAGCGAACTATCCCTACTAACTAAAAATAACTAATAAACAACTAATACCCCTTAGACTATAGTCCTCAGCACTTACTAACTAAAAAAATATATAATATGACTATGAAAGAATTATTAGCTTATTCGGCTAACAAGAAGAAAGAAAAAGCTGCAGAATATAGAAAAGTAGTTGGTTATGGCACAATACAAGGCTTTACGCAAGCAGAATTCAATGAGTCTATAAAACTACAGTCAAGTAAAATAAAAAGTCGTACAAGACGTGTATATTCAAAAGGCAATCGTTGGAGTGCTCACACGTTACCGAGAATTAAGCAAAATATAATTACAAAGTAAATACGTCACAAGTAGGATAATAATATAAAATAATATGAATATGAAAACAATAAAAACAATAATTAAAGAAGTTGAAAGCGGTAAATACCCAAGCTTCAGCCGATCATTCAAATCAACTCACCTTTACACAATCTTCAAAGGTAAAAATCAAATATACTTACCAGATCCTACAATGCCCGGTGTAACTGTTCATTATCAAAATCGCAACGAACCTTCAACAACAATAGTATACTGCGACGATATAAACCGAGCAATTGAGCTTGTCACAGATATTGAAAAGAAAAAATCTGCTATACACGAATCACAACTAAAGCTAGGTGAATACATACGAGAAAATAAACTATACTAATATGAAAAAGACAACACAAACCTGGATATTCTACGGTAAAGATAGAAATGGCATTACTACTATCCACGCAATAAAGCAATGCAAAGACCCTGAAAGAACTGCCGAATACAAAGAAATATTATATCACCTTGAAAATGATACTTATCACGTCACTGGAACAATGACCAGCAAAGCATGGAATAAAGAACACCAATACACAAAAGTAGTAATATGACAGAATGTAGCTATTGCAATGAACCCTTAAATGAACACGAGTACGACTATTTTAATAAATTTGTAAATGAAATGCCTTTATGTGCTCAATGTATACTAAATAATTTTTAAAATACGTTACAAACTAAATACGATAACAACTGGATAATATAATAAACAAATAAACTATGGAACTATACAGAGCATTACAAAACACAAAGCTAACAGAAATGGAAAAAGAATTATCTGATGATATATGGAATGCATTTCACAAAGACGAAATAAATGACCAAGACGACTTTTATGATTTCTTTCACGAATGGATTGACAATGCAGTTATCTACTATAATGACTGCGAAGCTATACTTGAAAACAATAGTGCATATCATTACAACGAGCACGAATTGTGGGGTCGACCTGAAAACATTGGTCAAGCGGCTTACGCTTGCCTTTATGATTATCTTATGGATCATCCTGACACAATAACATTTTATGAATTAGAAAAAGAATTACAAGAATAATATGAGTGATAGAGAAATTATGAATGCAAAAAATTACGGCCCTGATATGAATAAAATGATTGAAACAATAGCAAGCCATATCATTGAAGAGATTGACGACCACATTGATAACACAATACACTGGGCTCTTGATGATGACAGTATCGAATATACTGATGAACTAGAATTAAAAGTAAAACAACAAGTGCTATTCAGCCTTATAAAACGAGTAACAAAATGACAACAAAAGAAATTAAAATCTTAGACAGAGTAAACGGAATTAAATCATTAAAAACAATTGATTCAAAAGTAAACTACGTATATAATGGTTATAACTTTGAGTTATCACAAATGACAAAAGTACGCGACTATTTTAAAAGAAATATGACAAACTAAATACGAATACAATAGGATAATATAATAAAATAAAAGAATGAAAGATAACATAATGACCGACGACGAATTGTATTTTGCTATACACAACAAAGCTTATTCAAAAATAAGTTTTATTGAAATGGAATTAGAATCCTTAAAAAAAGAAATAGCCGCTGGATCTTATACACAAGAAATGATTGACAATCAAATAAGATTTAATAGTCGTGAGCTACAAATTTGGAAACAAATACTACAATTAAATAAATAAAAATATAATGAACAATTTATATAAACTTGAAAAATCAGTATCAGAATTATGGGATTCAATCCACGCTATTTCTGCTGGAGAGTATGACGACAGGCAACTAAATGACCGAGAAGCGCAAGCTTTAGCTGAGCTATTAGAAGGGGCAGAAGAATTAATATCTCAACGTAAATATATATTTAATTTAATCAACTAAAATAATAAATGAGTACATTTGCTAAAATGATTGTTACCTACAAGGGTAAAAAATATGAATACCTTATTAATACTGAAGTAAGCGATCTACAAATGGATAAAGCGGTTGAAAGTATTTTAAGAGATTACCCACCAGACGTACCAATTGATTGGGAAGACAATCCTAAAATAACGTCTAGAAATACATTGCAAGACCTAATTAATACTAATAATGAAAATAAATATAATTAAATTTGATAAAATAAAATCAAAGTACAATATATTAAAAATGAGAGATGCATATATTGAAGCAGAGCAATATATATTGCAAAATTCAGTAAATGGTTTTGCTAACGGAATAAGTGAAGTTGTTGAAGAAAGATTTATTCACGATCAATTTGGTAACATTACACACCAAAGCGTTACAGTTAAAGACCTTCAAATTGAAAAACTTGAACAACGTGCTGCTGAGCTAGAAAAAGCAGGTAGAGAATTCATGCAACAAGAAGAATATTTATTATACAAAAAATCTAAAGAATTATGGGAAAAAATAATGAAACAAATACAAAACCTGCGTTCACAGTAATGCTTGCAAAGCCAGTAGCAAGTGAAATAAACTGGCCTAACACACATTTCGTACAACCCAAGCTTGATGGCGTTCGTTGCTACATTAATCAATACGGTGCATTTTCACGCAATCACAAACCATTCTACAATGCTATACACATTCTTACTGAGCTTAAACCTTTCTTTAAAGACAATCCTAATGTTACTCTTGATGGTGAATTGTACAATCATAAGTATCGGGATAATTTTAATAAAATCATCTCTCTTGTCCGTAAACAAAAACCAACGCAGGCTGACAAGTTCGAAGCGGCTAGTTCTTTACAGTTCCACTGTTACGACCTTTTCGATAGTAAACAACCAAAGCTATCGTTTATTGACCGTACATTAGCAATAACTGGTTATCAAGGTTTATATAAATGGCGCTCTATTCAAGAAGTAGATACTAAAGTAGTATTTTCCGATAAAGAAGTACAATCATTTCACACAATAAATAAAAACAACGGCTATGAAGGATCTATCTTACGAACAAACGGTGCATATGACCAACGACGATCAAACAACTTACAAAAAGTCAAAGACTGGTCAGACACTGAGATTACGATTACTGGCTTCGTCGAAGGCAAAGGTAAGTTCGAAAGTGGCCTTGGTAAATTCATCGGCGTTGATTCAGACAATCGAGTAGTTGAAGTTCCATGGCCTGCTCTTACAATTCAAGAGCGTAAAGATATATGGGCTGCACGCGGCTTCTTTATGAACAAAAAATTAACATTTGAGTACTTCGAGCGTACACCAGCCGGTGCGTATCGTTTTCCTCGAGCTAAAGCATTACGTAATTACGAATAATATGGCAGGAAATAAATACAATCCACACACTGAAAAATTTAAGCCACAATATTATAAATTAGAATGGATTGATAAATACGGTGAAAACACTTCAGTAGCAGGAACAGCTAAACAAATTATAACAACATTATTAAATCAACATTTATGAGCAGAAAACAATACAAACATTTGCTATACACAAACTTTGCAAATATTGCAACAATAACAAAAAATTATCGAAAAAATGATAAAGCAAATAATAAGAAGACTAAGACGAAGCCGTAAGAAAGAGCATTCGGAGTTTTTATGGAAATCTATAAATCAATTAAGAAATGAAATAATTGATGATGTTTTAATTGGGCACTCTAAAAATAGAATGCCAATAAAAGATTTAAAAAGAAAAGCAGCGCTTATAAAGAAATATTCAAGAAGATTGCGTATATTGCATACATGACAAATACCCTATAATATAATAAGTAACACGCTAATGTCACATAATTTAAAATGGCTTAACAACAATCGCGTTGTATACAGAGCTTATCCAACGACTGATATGCCTACATGCACATACGACTGGGGCTGGTATTATGAGGATGGCACATACCAGTGTTATGAACTGTTTCGCAGTAAGGCTAAAATAAATACTTACAAATCTTTAAAATGGCATTTATTAGTTCTTTGGTATTTAAACCCTAACTTATTAAAAGAAGATATGAAAAAAATTGCTCGGTTTATAACCAATATATCAAATAATTTTATTACATTTGTAGCACCAACGAATTTAATAGATAATATTATTGACGAACTATATACGTACGATTTAGAATCTCCGCCAAAAAATAAAAAGCGTAAAATAATATTTAAAGATACTTCAGGATTAGATGTACATGAAAAATTAAGTATAGTTGGCAAATTAATCGGTAAAACAAGAAAATGCACTGAAGAAGATATTTATGAAGCTATGATTTTACTAAGTGATAAAAATGAAAAAATAACAATACAAAAGATAGCAGATGCTATTGGTGTATCAACTAGAACAGTTTACAGAAACATGAATAATCACCTTAATAAAGAAAAAAATATATTAAATAATGAAAAAATATAACGTACAAAACTATATCAGACATAAAAATGATATTGATAGTTACGAGCATCGCTTGCCCACAGGTGATCCAAGAACAGATATTATCATCTCGGAGATGCCACTAGTGGAAAATATTGCAAGAAGATTTTCATCTACCCAACAAGCATCTGGTGTATTAACTATAAACGATATGCTTCAAGAAGGATATATTGGTTTAATACAAGCTGTTGATAAACTTGATTGGAATGTTGTTCAAGAATCAGAAGATCCAGATAAAACATTAAAATCTTTTTTATCTAAAAGAATAAAAGGAGCTATAAGAAGGGCTATAGATATTAATAGAGGAAATATTCGTATACCAGAGCATAAGTTAAATGATATGCGAAAAAATTCTGAAAAAGAAAAAGCAACAGTTGAAATGTTTTTTAATAGTATTTTTCATTCTATTGATGAGCCATTAGAAAATGATATGGTAATGGAAATAGAAGATAAAACTGAAGACTATAATATTGATATATTAAATAAATATCTATTGTCTATCATGGAAAGTAATTTAAATATAAAAGAATATGATGTACTTAGAATGAGCTATGGATTAGATTGCGATAAAATGTCAGCAAAAGAAATTGCAGACAAACTTAATATAGAAGGAGCAGCTGCTTACGTTAGAATATCACAAATAAAAAGAGATGCTATTAATAAATTAATTGAGACAGTAGACCCTAATCAAGTAGCAGATTTAATGTAATTATTAACCCTAATATGTAATATATAATATGACAATTTACGAAAAATTAAGTTTAATACAAGAAGAGTTTAAAGCAAAAAAATCCCGCTATAACTCTTTCGGCAAATACAACTTCCGATCTGCCGAAGACATCCTAGAAGCACTAAAACCCATAAACAAAAAGTATGGAGTTTATTTTACAATCAATGAAGAGTTAATTGATGGTGCATTACCATTTATATTAACTTCCGCTAAAATAAGTGATGGTAAAAATGAAATAAAAGCAACTGCAGTAGTCGGCGTTGATCTTAATCAGAAAGGTATGCAAACACCTCAACAATTTGGATCAGCATCTAGCTATGCTAAAAAGTATGCTCTTGGTAATTTATTGTTAATTGACGATACCCAAGACTCTGACGCAACAAACACGCACGGCAGAAAAGATAAGCCTATATTGCGTAACGGATCAGAAGAATGGGCTAAGGCTTTACAATATCTTTCATCAGGAGGATCAACTGCCAATATAACGGCTAAATACAATGTGTCTGTACAAGACCAGTCTGAATTAAAATCTTATGAATCACGAAACAATAAACAAACTTAGAAATGATGAACATTATTATGGTGAATATGGAAAACAATTTTTAAGTAATTCAGACATTTCCGCGTTAATAAAAAATCCTTTAAACTTTAAAAAACCGTCTAAACAAACGAGTGCATTTTTAGTTGGTGGCTATTTTCATACGTGTATTCTTGAACCGGATAAATTAGATAAATATAGAATTATCGAATCGTCTACAAGAAATACAAAAACGTATAAAGAATTGTCAGGTGGAGAATTATGCTTACTTCAACACGAAGTAGATATGATAGGATTAATGCGAGACAAATTGCTTGCAAATAAGATTTGCAGAGACTATATAAGAGGAGAAAGAGAAAATGCTAAGATTGAATATGAGCTACCTGGTGTTGCCGAGATAATGGGTAACAAGTGGAAAGGCAAGGCTGATATTGTTAATCATGATGAAAAGCTAATTATTGATCTCAAAACAACAAATGATCTTGAAGGCTTTAGATACAGTGCAAAGAAATATAATTACGACAGCCAAGCTTACATATATCGTATATTATTTGGATATGATCTAGTATTTATAGCGATTGACAAGAACACTCATCAAATAGGATTATTTGATTGCTCGGACGCTTTCTATGAATCAGGACGTGATAAAGTTTTGAAAGCTACAGAAAACTATGAGTTATTTTTTAAAACCGACGGGTTTGACCCAAACCAATTTTTTTTAACCAAAACACTTTAAATTATGGCACGACGTAAATTAAGAACATGCGATGTAACCGGAATGAAAACCACAGAAACTAACTTTTACAAAAATCAAAGTCACGTTAAAGCGGTAGACAATATGAGACGCACAACCGGTGCATCAAAAAACCAATTAAAAAGAATGTTTAATCAATTATCTACTTACTAATGGCAGGAATAGTAAAAACAAGTATTAACTTAAGCGCAATCCCTAAGGACAAAATTATTGCAGGGAAAAAAGGGCAGTATTTGCCAATAACTATTACTATTAACGACGAAGTTGATCAGTACGGTAACCAAGGCCCAGTTATTGTTTCACAATCTAAAGAGGAACGAGAGGCTAAAGAAGCTAAAACATATCTTGGCAATGCTCAAGTCGTATGGACTAATGGTCAATTTCCATCTCCGCCACCGCGCGAAGGAGTTGCGCCAAATATGCCACCAACAACAAATACCGGACCTGTAGTTCCAGATTTACCTTTTTAAAATAAACTATTTATATGATAAACACAACGGAGATCAATGGTTTTTTGATTGATAATTTCAATCAATATGATCTACCAGAAGGAAAGCGAGAGGGTATATGCCCTCTTTGCTCTTCTGATAGAAGGCCTGAGAATCAGAAGCGCAAATGCGCATCTTATGATTGGGAACGTGGTCTCGGCACTTGTCACAATTGCAATAGTACATTTCAATTGCATAGTTATCAAAGAAAAGGTGAAGCACAAAAGGAATATATTTTACCAGTGCCCAAAACCATTAATATTCCTAGTACAAAAGTACAGGAGTGGTTTGAATCACGTGGTATTTCTCAAAACACCCTCAGCGAATTAAAAGTTTCTGAGGGTCTTGAGTATATGCCGCAGACTGGTAAGCAAGAAAATGCTATACACTTTAATTATTATATTGGCGATAAACTTAAAAACGTAAAATATAGAGACGGAAGAAAAAACTTTAAGCTATATAAAGGCGCTGAAAAAGTATTTTACAATATCAATAGTATAATTGGATTTGAGTATTGTGTTATTGTGGAAGGAGAAATGGATGTGTTATCTTTTCATGAAGCCGGGATTACTAATGTTATATCTGTTCCAAACGGAGCAACTTTAAATTCTAATAATTTAGATTATTTAGATAATTGCATTGATTATTTTTCAGATAAAGAAAAAATAATTATAGCAGTAGACCAAGACGAACCTGGCCAAGCGTTACAAGCTGAACTTGTTCGTAGACTAGGAGCTGAAGTCTGTTATTTAGCTTCTTTTACAGACTGTAAAGACGCTAACGAATTTTTACTTAAATATGGAAAACAAGAATTGGCACAGTGTGTTAGTCAAGCAAGACCAGTACCGCTTGAGAACGTCACAACTTTTAAAGATGTCGAAGCAGAGGTTACTGATTTTGTTAAAAATGGCTTTAAGCCGGGATTTCAAATTGGCCTTCAAAATTTTGACAACATATTTTCAACTTATACTGGTCAATTTATTACTGTCACTGGTATACCGAGTTCCGGTAAAAGTGATTTTGTCGACCAAATGGTTGTTGGCTATAATGAAAAATATGGTTGGAAAACAGCGTTCGCTTCGCCTGAAAATGCACCAACATATTTGCACGCACATAAAATAATGCGTAAAGTATGGCAAGGTATGCCGTCTGTTGGGGATATTCATAGTGATAAGTGGAATGCTATAGCAGACCACGTAAACGACAATTTTTTTCATATAGACATGGAACGCTACACTTTGGATTCGGTACTTAGAAAAGGGGCTGAACTTGTAAAAAGAAAAGGAATCAAATGTTTAGTAATAGATCCTTTTAACAAGGTTAGAGACGTTGATTGTAAAACAGAGGATGTTAATAGATACACAATGGAATACTTACAAAAAATAGAAATATTTGCAAAAAAGTATGACGTACTTGTTTTTATTGTAGCACATCCAACTAAAATGTATAAAGGATCTGATGGCAAAATTGAAGAACCAACTATGTATAACATTAAAGGCGGTGGCGAATGGTATGATGCTAGTTATCATGGTATACTCGTACATCGTGATTATGAAAATAGGACAGTTAAGGCAAAAGTACTTAAAGTAAAATTCCAAAACTTAGGTGAAAATGGTGCTGAAGCTCATTTTAAATGGGAGCCAAAGTCAGGTTGCTTTATACCACACGAGCCAGAGGTTATAACAGATAAAATGCCCTGGGAATAATGTCAAAGTGGAAAAAACCTGTACCAATGCCAAATTACATTCCCTCTAATGATGAGCAAGAATGGCATAGGTATTGTGTACAAAATGACATTATTATATCTCCTATTGGTATTCAAAATGAGCATAATAAATGGAAAATAGGTATTGCTATAGCAAAAAACCATAGAACAATACATTATGCGCCATATGAGTACGATAGAGACACTATATGGATTAGTTATTACGAAATGTGTAAATATTATTATGATAAACGTAGAAGATGAATACAGAGGATTATTATCATCAGTACTCCACGGAGGCGTACCTAAAGATGATAGAACAGGAACTGGGACAAAAGCTGTCTTTGGAAGAATGCTTAAGCATGATATGGCAGGAGGATTCCCATTATTAACAGGTAAAAAAATATACTTTAAACATGCAATCACAGAATTACTTTGGTTTCTTCAAGGACGATCGGATCTTAAGTACCTTAATGATAATGGTCTTAATTACTGGAATGCGGATTATGAAAGGTCCGGTAGAACAGATGGAACCCTTGGTCGTATTTACGGTGTTCAATGGAGGGATTTTAATGGGGTTGATCAAATTAGAGAACTTATTCGTAACATCAAAAAAGATCCGTCCAGCCGTCGCCTTATGGTTAACGCTTGGAATGCATCTGATATTGGTGATATGGCTCTGCCTCCATGCCACTATAATTTTCAAATATATATAAATGATGGGAAAATGGATCTTATGTGGAGTCAGCGATCAGTTGATGTTTTTCTCGGTCTTCCTTACGATTTTGCTATTTATGGTTTATTACTCGTTATGTTGGCTGAGGGGCTCGGTTATATGCCCAATAGACTTATTGCTTCACTCGGTGATTGTCATTTGTATAATAATCATCATGATCAAGCTGCAGAGTATTTATCGCGTACTTATCGGTCCCTGCCTAATGTCAGCGTCGATTTTGGAATTGATATTCTCGAAGGAGCGGGACAACATTTAAGAATACCAACACATAATATGATAAAATTGAATGATTATGACCCACACCCACCAATCAAAGCCCCACTCTCAGTCGGATATTAATGAATATTGGTTTAAAAAAACTAATTATATGTCTAAATTTTTATCTGAAAATAGTAAAAAAATAATTAATAAAATTAAAAGTAAAAAAAAATGAATAAAATTATATTTATATTAATGTTTTTGCCTATATTCGCAACAGCACAGGCCAATGAAAATGCCGCTTTAGAGTTCCAGAATACACTAAGAACTTATTATTATCATGATAATTTATCTTTTGATGATAATTTGTCATTGCAAGCAACTCAATGGGCTAATCATTTAGCAATAAATAATACTTTTGATTTTCAATCTACATCAGGTGAAAATCTTTTTATAATATCTATTGATGAATATTTGCCAAATAATTATAATCCATATTTAGACGCCTCTATAGGTTGGGCTATTGACACAGAAGATATATCATCTTTAAATAATATTTTAAACCCAAATTATAGATATTTAGGTATTGGGGTTGCAAAAACAAATTCAAAAATAATAGTAGTAGCTAAATTCAAATAAATGTATTATATTTACCATATTCCAGATAAAAAAATAGGTATGACACGTAATTTAAATAAACGTGTCCATAAGCAGCAGGGTTATAGTCCTGGTGAATATGAGGTTATATTTTCATCCGAAGATGTACGGGAAGCATCAGAGATGGAATTAATATTACAAAAAAAGCACGGCTACAAAACAGATCGCCAACTATATACAGACTTAATTAAATTTAATAAAATGAGAATAAATCCAACAGAACAAACATCAACATTCCCAGTTCCTTTAAATAAGTTAAAGGGTAATTTATTGGACAACAAAGGTCTCAAATGGAAAACTTCATTTGGCACCTTTTTTCTTTCTGATGAAACTATTAACTGGATAACTGCTAATGCCAAATCCTCTATGTATAACGATAAAAGATGTTATATATATAATAAAGCTTTTTATGAAGCATTTTTAAATACATCTCATACACCTAAAGATGAAACAATATATCATAAAATTAGGGATTGGGCTAATAAAAGAGGTATATATGAAAAAGGGGATCCTAAAACTCAATTAATAAAATTATATGAAGAAGCCGGAGAATTATCACAAGGAATACTTAAAGAAAATAGAGAAGAGATTATCGACGCTATTGGTGATTGTGTTATTGTTCTTACTAATCTTGCCAAACTTTCCGGTACTACCATTGAAACTTGTGTTCAGTCTGCTTATGATGAAATTTCTAATAGAAGTGGCGAAATGATTAATGGAACATTTGTAAAGAAAACTATATGAGAGACAAAATTATACAGCAAGTAGTTGATAAATTTCAACAGCGTTCAGACGTAGGTTATAAAAAATACGGTGTAACACTACATGACGATGAACCTAATATACAAAAGTGGTTAACACATTTGCAAGAAGAATTAATGGATGCAGTTAATTATATTGAAAAACTTAAAATGACGCTTGGCGAAGAACTTCAAGAAAAAATATTAAATGATTTTAAAGAAGACGAATCTACAAGAACTTTATATCCTGGAGATATTTATATAAATGAAAAGAAAATATAAAAAAAGAGGGCCGGTACAAGCTAAAAAAATAACTTATGATGGGATAAACTTTGCATCAGGGTTAGAAAGGTATATGTACATGGCATTACGTAAAAATAAAATTAAAGCAACTTACGAAGGAGAAACCTTTGTTTTAATTAATGGGTTTCATTTAGCAAATGAATCATATGAAAAACAAGCTAATGGCAAAGGTGATTTTACAAACAGAGGGTCAAAAAGAATATTACCCATTAAGTATACCCCAGACTTTATTGGCGATGATTTTATTATTGAAACAAAAGGAAGGGCTAATGAAGCCTTTCCTATACGTTGGAAACTATTTAAAAAACTGGTTTCTGAACAGTTTCCTAATTATGTTTTATTTAAACCACAAAATCAAAAAGAATGCGATCGGGTAATAGAGATAATAAAGGAAAAACGAAAGAAGTAGCTAGAATAAATTATGCTATACGCCAAATAGATCGTTTTACTAAATGGTCAATAGAAAATAAAGGCTATATAAAATATAAAGATATAGTAGAATTACATAACAAATATAACATTAACATTTATTAAATGAGAAATTGGCAATTAGAAATAGGAGTATATCCTGGTATACTAATAGGTGCTAGAACATACGCAAATGACAATAATACAGAACACGTATTATACTTTCCATTTGTAGAATTTATTTTAACAGTTTTTAAAGAAGAAAATAATGGGGCTATTTAATGAAAGAATTGCATATAAACCATTTGAATACCCAGAATACTATACTGAGGGCTGGCTTAAACAAGCTCAAGCGTTCTGGTTGCACACCGAAATACCTATGTCAGGTGACGTTAAGGATTGGAACGAAAAATTAACTAAAGAAGAAAAGAACTTAGTAGGTAACATATTATTAGGTTTTGCACAAACAGAATGCGCCGTTTCTGATTATTGGACACAAAAAGTTGTAAGTTGGTTTCCTAAGCATGAAATACAACAAATGGCTATGATGTTTGGATCACAAGAAACAATACATGCTGTTGCTTATTCTTATTTAAATGAAACACTAGGACTTGAAGACTTTGAAGCGTTTTTACACGAACCTGCAACTGCTGAAAGATTTGACAATCTTGTTGCTACTACTGATAATAGTCCCAGGTCTATTGGTCGCTCCTTGGCAATTTTCTCAGCTTTCGCTGAAGGTGTTTCGTTATATAGTGCTTTTGCTGTATTGTATTCTTTTCAGTTACGCAATTTGCTAAAGGGAATTGGCCAGCAAATGAAATGGTCAGTAAGAGATGAATCATTACATTCAAAAATGGGATGCCAGCTTTTTAGGCATATGTGTGATGAAGATGATACGTTATTAGAGGCCTGCCGCGAAGATGTTATTGAAGCAGCTAAAACAATGTTAGATGCAGAAGAAAACTATATTGACAAAATGTTTGAGCTTGGAGACATTGAAAACTTGCGAGCCTATGATCTTAAACAATTCATTAGAAAACGACTCAATGAAAAAATGGCTGAACTCGGTTACATCGACCTCGGGCAATACTTTGCGTTTGACGAAAAAGGAGCAGAAAATCTTGACTGGTTCTATCATCTTACCGGGGGGCATACTCATACTGATTTTTTTGCTGTTCGCCCGACTGATTATTCGAAAGCCAATGAAGGCGAAGATTTTGAAGACATATGGTAATGAAAAAATGCAATAAATGCGGGAAAGAAAAAGCTGAAAAAAAGTTTAAGCACAGCAAAAAGAAAACTTGTTTAAAATGTGAATATAGATTTAAACAAAGAATTCTTAGGTCAATGGTTCTTGACAAAAGGCTAACACCAACAGAAAGATTAAGCAATAGATTAGGATATATGGGGACGGCGTTTATTATGATGTCCCCATATTTATTGTCATATGGAACAATAGGTGGAATAACTTATGTTATTGGTGGAATATTATCATTACCTCAAGTTCTTGTTGCTAAGCAATGGAACTTAGTAGCCGTTAATTTGAATGTAACAATAGGATATTTAATATATTTATTTAGTAATGGATAGAATAAAAGAATACGTTTTAGAAAAATACCCAAGTAGATTTAAAAATAAAAAAATTGAAATAATAGAAGAAGATAATTTTTTTAAAGTATTTACAAAAGATGGTAGCCCTGTTTTTTTAAGTAAAAATATATAGAATGAAAGAAAGTAAATTAATCGAGTTATGGAATAGAGTAGAAACTCTTGGCCAGCTTATACAAAGTGCATTGAAAGAAATGGAACATCTTAGAGATTTATCTATTGGCACAATGAGCCTAGTTAAAAAATTTCCAGATTATGAAAAGGCAATTGAAGAACTAGCAAAAGAAATGAAAGAAAAACAAAATAAAGAAAAAAAATTAGATGTGGAATAACGAATGGAAAAAAGGTGTTGATTATCCAGCATGGGGAGATACAGAAGTTTACAAAAAAACAATAGCAGGGGGCTATTTGTTGGCTGGTGAAACACCAAAAGACGCTTACAATAGAGTTGCAACTACAGTCGCTAGGCGTTTATATAAGCCAGAATTAGCCGAAAAGTTTTTTGAGTATATTTGGCAAGGTTGGCTATGTTTGGCTTCCCCAGTGCTCTCTAACACAGGTACAGATCGAGGTTTACCTATTAGTTGTTTTGGAATAGATGTTGCTGACTCAATACAAGATATTGGACAAAAGAATTTAGAAATGATGCTCCTGGCTAAACACGGTGGTGGCGTAGGAATTGGCATTAATATGATTAGACCCGCCGGAGCTAAAATAACGGGTAATGGAACTTCAGACGGCGTTGTCCCTTTTTGCAAAATCTACGACTCAACTATACTCGCAACCAACCAAGGTAGCGTTAGAAGAGGAGCTGCATCAGTTAATATCAATATTGAACACAATGACTTCCTCGATTGGCTTGAAATTAGGGAACCTAAAGGAGACGTCAACAGACAATCTCTTAACCTACATCAGTGTGCTGTCGTTGGCGATAAGTTTATGCGAAAACTTGAAGCAGGAGATCAAGAAGCTAGGAAAAGATGGTCAAAACTACTCCAAAAGCGTAAAGCAACTGGTGAGCCATATATCCTTTTTAAAGGCAATACAAACAAAAATAATCCAGAGGCTTACAAAACGAATGGATTAAAGGTGCATATGACAAATATTTGTTCAGAAATTACCTTACATACCGACGAGTCTCATAGTTTTGTCTGTTGTTTATCATCATTAAATCTAGAAAAGTACGAAGAGTGGAAAGACACAAACTTAGTATATGATGCTACATGGTTTTTAGATGGCGTTTTAGAAGAGTTTATACAAAGAGCTAAAGGATTAAGAGGTTTTGATAATTCTGTAAGATCAGCCGTTAAAGGAAGAGCTTTAGGATTGGGTGTATTAGGATGGCATAGTCTATTGCAAAAAAACGGAATAGCTTTTGAAGGTTTATTAGCTCAGTTTAAAACAAGAGAAATATTTTCAAAAATTAAAATAGAAACAGAAAGAGCAAGCAGAGCTTTAGCGGAAATTTATGGGGAACCACTTTGGTGTGCAGGTACAGGAATGCGCAATACACATTTGCGAGCTATTGCACCAACTGTATCAAACTCAAAACTTTCTGGCAACGTTTCACCTGGTATTGAACCATGGGCTGCAAACGTGTTTACAGAGCAAAGCGCCAAAGGAACTTTTATTAGAAAAAACAATGAACTTAGAAAAGTACTTAAAAAAATTGGGATTGATACTAAAGAAACTTGGGATAAAATTCTTGCAGATGGTGGATCCGTACAAGACATTAAAGAACTTGACGGATGGTACTTTGATCACAGAGGAAGACTTACCCAGGAAGATGAAAACGGGGAAGCGGTAAAAAATGTGTTTAAAACATTTAAAGAAATTAATCAATTAGAATTAGTTAATCAAGCCGGTATAAGACAAGATTACATAGATCAATCTGTTAGCTTGAATCTTGCTTTTCCTTCTGAGGCAACTCCAAAATGGTTGAATCAGGTTCATTTTGAAGCTTGGAAAAAAGGAATTAAAACATTATATTATACGCGTACAGAAAGTGTATTAAGAGGAGATATTGCGGCAGCGGCAATGGATCCTGATTGTTTAAGCTGCGATGGATAATTTAATTAAATATTATGGGAAAAAGATTTACATTTGCTGATGCAAAACTACGCATCAAAGAACTAGAAGAACAGGTTGAAGCTTTTAATCTGAACACTGATGATCACATTTATACTACTGAAGAAAATAATGTGATTAAATTCTTAAAAATATGGGCTTGGTTAGGGCCTATACTTGGTATTATTACTGGACTAGTAATAGCATTATTTTAAAATAACAAAGGGATGACGCCGTAATTGGTATCATCCCTTTTTTAATTTTTGCTTATTGCAACATTATTTTTTATTTACAATCTTCTAGCTCTTTTAATTTTAATTTCATTTCGTCTACATCAGAAAAATATTTATTAGTATTTTTTTCTATGTATAATAGTCTTAAGTTTTGTTCAGCGTCATCTGGCAAAGCGCCCATTTCGCCTCTAGGCCATTTAATCCTAAATTCGCTGTTCATTTTAACTTCTGATTCCATACGCATAACAGATACTTCTAACGCTTTTATTTCAGACAACAGTGTAAAATAAACTCCAGCTATAGAAAACAAACCCATAGCGATAGCTATTAGAGTTTTAATATCAATTTGAATATCAGATGTTCCGTCCCCATCAATATCTATATTTGCCATTTTTAACTTTTATTTTGCAACGCTTTTAACGCTGCGTTTCTGTCGTCATAATCCAATGCAGCTTTTAGAATAATTTTATCCATAACGTCATCCTGGTTCTCAAGAATCTGTTTCTGTAAGTTAATGATCATTTCCTCTAAGTTATCCTTTGCAGCAACTAGCTGATCAATCTGAAAGTCTTTCTTTTCTAACGCCGCTTTCAATGCGTTTATATCATCTGGCTTAGATCCTGTAATAGTACTCACTACAAGTCCTATCGATGCACTAATTGTACCAATCAGCATCATTACCACCTCTTTATTAGTTTCTAAAACCGGGTATTTCATTAGAATAAATATAATTGACATTACTAATAAAAATATAAACAAACTGCCAGCATAGTGGCGAATCTCTTTAGCTACTCCGTTTTTAGGTAAATTCATTTACTTTTTACTTTAGAAATTATTTGTAATATTGTGTAGATTAAAGTACATAGCAATACTAATGTTTGCAAGTATGTATTTAAAGGCATAGATGTTGAAATTAATGCTGTTATATTTAATGCGTAAACTTTTAATGATTCCATATTAATATTTGCAAGAAGACATTTTTGTTACAGGAGATACTCTTTTTGGCTTTCCTGGTGGTTGTCCTAGCTTAGTTTTTTCTCTTATTTTACTTCTTTTTTCTGATGCTGTCATTTCCCCAGCAGTCTTAGGCGTTTTACTAAATATTCTTTTTTTTGGTCTGCAATATGGAACGCCACGTCTTTCTTCTTTACTTCTGCCACAAGGTTTACCTGTACGAACATCTGTCCATTCTTCTTTAAACCAACGTTTAAGGCTTGCTCCTTTTTCAGTCTTACTAACAGCCATTTTATTTTATATTTCCCCCACGTTTACGGCACTTAGCTATATAACCAGATGCATAAGCAGATGGGAATACCCGATACTTTGCTTTTGCTTTTTGGTAGCATGCATCTTTTTTCATTAAAGGCTCTTTAGCTACGTTTGTTATTATTCTTGTTTTCATTTATTTTGTTTTAAATTTCTTCGTTTTAAAACTTTTTTTATAGTTACTTGTTTTAAAAGTAGATTTGGGTTTTGGCTTGGGGGATTTTTTAGTTTGTTTTTTAATCATACCTAGATCCCATTCTGACCATCCAAGTGATAAAGCAAGAGCCTGCCAAAGTTCTGCTTCTGGTTGCATAGCCGTATAAATATGATCAGCTTTTTGAACAATACGATCCGCAGGTAAATTTGTTCCAGCCGATATAACACGCCCTGCCGCTAAAAATGCCGGGTTTTCTAAGCTGAATCCTTCTGTAAATACTTTTTCTCTTGATTGTTTATAAGTAAAAGTTTTACCAGCTGATTCCAACTTGCGTAATTTAGAGTTGATTGGTGGAGAAATTTGAGTGGCCTCTATTGCAACTTGGGTATAATCTGGTCTAGATTTTTTAGATTGATCTACTATCTCCATTATCATATTTTTAACAGTAGCAGCTGCAGCACCATAAACCCCGGTGCCCCTAAGCAAAGTATCAATACTACTATTACCAATTCTAAAATATCTTTCTTTTTCTTTATCATCATCTTCTTCGTCAAACAATAAAGCAAAAAGACCCTGTTGCAAAGCAGAGAATATAATATTTTGTATTACGCTATAATACGCAATCTTACTAATATTTGTTTTCCAATCCCCTCTTCCATTAACTAAATCTAGTGTTGCTTTTTTAGTTAAACGAGCATATTGCATAGGCGTATTACCAAAAGCTAGTATAAGACGGCCTAAACTGCTCGCTTGTTGCATAGAAATACGGTCTGGTCTTGCAGATTGTTGTGTTTCTTCAGCAATTTCTTGAAAATCAGTAAATGCTCTTTTTTCTGCTGCTTCTTGGTCCAATCCTTCTTTTAAATACTTTTTAATTCTGTTGCGGTACATTGTAGCACCCCCTGAAGCAATAGCAAAACTATCTGCAATTTGAGTAGGTGTAAAACCAAATTTAAGAATTGCGCTTAAAGCTGCTTTTGCTTTATTTTCTGAAGTAGCTGCTGCATTGGCAATTTCATCAGCATTAATATCTGTTTGTAACCCCGTGCGTCTTTGTTTTAAAAAGTCTGAATTAAATAAAGTTGCAAAATCTTTCCAATATTGTTTTTGATTTGCAAAAGCTAAACCAGCATTAATAGGATTATTATCTGAAAAGTTTATAAAGTTTATAGATGAAAGGGTTTGTAGTACAGCTGATCTTGCATTAAAGAACATAATTGCTCCTACTGAATTATTAGTCCAGTCCATAAACACGCGCTCCACTTTGCTCGTACCTATTTTTCTATTACGCCCGGTACGCATGCGATGTAGCATATCATCTAATGCCTCAACATATCTATCCCCGTATAATGCTCTTAATTTGTCCTTGTTCTCATTAGAAAATATTTGTTCAACATTTTCTTTCCACTCAGTTAAAAATTCTCCGCGTCTAACGTCATTAATATAAGAAACAAGATCTGTAGTTATATCTCCGCTGTCCCAATTATTACTAGGTTCTGGGTAACCATCTGGATTTAAAGCAATTAATCTGTCAGCGAACTCTTTCAGTTTAGGATTATTTCTAATAACTTTTAAGTTTTCGTTTAGATCTTGTTTGCTCATGTTAGGAATTTCCATTCCTTGTTTACTCCAAATATATATTCTAACAGATGATTGATTTGTAAAACCAGAGTCATTTGTTTTATTTAATCCGCCGGGAACGCTTTTAGATGCTTCTTTTTTAAGAATAGCCCAATCACGCATTGCTTTTTGTTTGGCAGCTTCATATCTTTGTATACCGCGAGAAAATGGTCTTAATAAATTTTCTTCATACCAAGCCATTTGTTGGTCACCAACTTTACCTTTGCCTAGTGTTGCGTATAGCAAACCAACAAAGTCATCTGCGGAATAAGGTATAAAAAACTTGCGACCTTTGCCTTTGCCAACTAATCTAGCTTTAACTGGCGAATATGTTTTATACCATTCAACACCTGTAGATTTTTCTAAAACTTCGTTAAATTCTCTACTTAATGACTTTTCTTTTTGTTTTTTATTTAAATTAAATTCTTTAAAATTAAAATTTTTGCCTAAAGGTACATTGTATCTATCGAGCGACGCTTTATCTTTAAATTCATTAGGTATTAAATTATCAAATTCTTTAGAAACTAAATTTTGTCTACTATTATTTAGCTCTTTTTTTAATGTATTTAAAGAAACTTTTCCATCTATAAAATCATTTGCAATACTTGCGATGTGCTGAATAGGCGGATTATGCTCGTTTATAAGCATTCCTTTTTTGTCAAAATTCTTAAAAGGAGAAAAGACTATCCCAACTTTTGCTGCTAATCTAAAAGGCGATCTTTGGTCACCCTGCCATAGCTTTAGAGCATCTTTTGCTAAGTTTTTATCTATATTTTTTAATCTTATTAATTCTGAGACTAAAGCTTTGTTATAAAAATCTGCTTGGTCATTAAGTTGGTCTATTAATGAATCAGGATTCTCAATTAGTTTTATTCTTGATTTTGTAGTTAAGTCTATCGTTTTTATTAGCTTCTCACCATTAAACACTATGCTTCTTGACTTAATAGCAAACCCTTTTGGTCCATATAATCTTTTAGGTATGTCAAGTGATTCTAAAAGTTCCTTAGTGGTAGACATAGTCGCAATGCTGCTGCCTTTAAAACTGCTAGCCGCAGTACGTGTTGCTCTGCTGTATAAAACAATAAAATCAGTAACGTTTTTAATTATTTCAGCGTCAGAAGAGCTTTCATAAGTTTCTTTTAAATTTTCAATAAGAGTATTTACAGCATTGGGAACTCTTTCCGCTAAAGTCCTTTTATCAATTTCAATCGTAATTTTTTCTACAATTTCGTTTGTAAGATCTTGCTCTGATTTGATGTTATTCTTTATAACATCTTCTACTATCTTTTTTTCCGAGTCATTTCTAAAAAGCTCTTGAGCAGCTTTAATTCCTTTCTGTAAAGCTTTTGCAAAACTATTGCCAGCTTTTAATGCGGACTTAACTCCTTGTAAAAAAGCTTTAGTAGCTGAAATACTTAATTCTGGTATTATTAAGGAAGAATACAATACATCTCCTTTTCTTAGACCATCTAAATACTCAATAGCCCTGTCAATTTTTTCAGAAATTATTTCAAAAAAGTTTTCCGGTAATTTTTGCCCCTGCAACTCTTGTACCGCTTTAAACTTTTCAAGCACTTCTGACTTAGCTAGAGTTGACAAAACATTGTCTAATCCTATTTCGTCAGCCAAAACTTCAGCCAGTGAATTTTTACGAGCTCCTTTTATATTACCAGGAACATCACTACCAGTAAAATATTTTATAAATTCAGCCTTAGCAATGTCTCTTTTTTTAAATATTTTTTTGCCCTCTGCTGTTTTTTCGCGCTTCTGTTTACCGGTTTTAGAGTCTATAACAGGCTCATTAAATTCTTTAAACTTTTTATTTATAGTTTCTTGAGGTATTGCTGAATATATTTTTTCAAAGTTATTTCTTAAAAAAGATTCGTAAGCGGCTGTTCTACCAAAAGACTTTTTAAATGTATTTGTAAGTTCATTTCTAAAACTTTTAGTTAAAGCTTGCTTGAACTTTTTATCAGTTACCTCAGGAAGCTTAGTACCAAGAGTTTTTTCAACAGCCACAATAACCTCATTTTGTGTCTGTTTATCAAGATTTAAGTCTTCGGCTAAAGCAGTTTTTACTTTTTGCTTAGTTTCTTCTTGCACTTGTATTGTAGAATCTGCAGTTTCTGCTGCAGTAACTTTTTTAGCTTCAGTTACATCAACTGTAAATTCAGTATCTAATACTCTATTAGCGGCTTCAATTGCTCTTGTTCTTGCAAATTTGTTTACGTAGGCTGCAATGGGTACGCCTGGGTTTTCTTCTGGTCTATATGATCTTATTAAATCAAATATTCCACGCTTGCCAGTTAGTATTTCATCAGATAATAATTGTTTATCAAATCCAGGAATATTGCGATATTTATCTGCAATTTTTTCAGCCATTGGTCTATACAACTCTAATATTTCAGCCTCTCCCTCTTTTCCTTTTTCTTGGTATATCTGTTCAACTTGTTGAGCCGATTTATTTGCTTTTTCAGAAATATTTGAAACAACACCTTTTATTCTATTTTGTGCTTCTAAATATTTACCTTTATATATATTTAATGCTTCTTGATATTCATTAACATCAATATCATTTTTCTTTTCATGAAGCTCTTTTACTTTTTTAATATATTCTTTTTTAACAGCCTCTAAATCATCAATACTGTCAAAATCCGTATCTTCAGCAAAATTAAATACCGACGCTGACTTTGTTACAAGTCCACTAAGTTCAGCATTTTTTGTTTTTATTTGCTCTTCAATTGCCTCTTTTATAGCAGGGTCTGTAGCATTATATTGTTTTATTTTTAAATCTGCTATTTCATCAATAACGGTTTCCATTTTATTTTCATCAATGGCAACACGCATGTTTCTCATTGATCTCCATGTTTGTCTACCTAGACCCGAGCCGGCTTTACCTAATAATGAAAAAGCAGAAGTACCCGCTGCTGTTGATAATGCAGTATTAATAGCGCCTTCGGCAAAATATTCTCCAGCATCAATAATGGCATCAGCTTCGTTCATTCCAGATGCTATTGCTAAATTATACCCCTCCGGTATTAATTGCAAAACTTCCGTTCCAGTTTCACCCGCTGTAGCCCACATTAAACCACCTAAACTTCCTGTTAGTCCGGTTTTACCCGCTAAATATTTAGATATTTGCCCAAAACCATAAGCCTCTAAAGCCATTGCTGGCAATGCTGCTGCCGCTGGGCGATCAAACTCTAATTCTCCTTCTTTTATTAACTTATTTATTGCTTCTTTTTCTGTTAAACCTGGATTTTGTGATTTTGCTTTTTGTAAATTAAAATCAGTTACCATGTAAGAAAGTAATTGAGAATTACTCATTGCCATTCCAGCGTATGTTCCTAAGGCTGGATTTCTAGTGACTAGCGTCGTTCCTGCTCCTACGGCTAAAGCCGGAACAACAGAAAGCCCTATGTTTGTTGCGTCACCAGCTACATTTGCTATAAGTTCTCCGAGCGAATCTGAGCCATCTATAACGGATGGCATAGGCTTTATTTTTTTTTCAGTTTCTAATAAATCTGAATAAGCTTGAATAGCTTTTTCCCCTAACTCTTTATCTTTTTGGTTTACTTTTTCTATAAATTTTGCGCGTTCTTCAACGTCATATCCTAGTTCAGGTCTGATGGGAGCGTCGGCTACTTTTTTAGTTAAAGAGCTTTCCTGCATTGCCTTTAAAGAGGTAGCATATAGTGAAGCCATTTTATCTATAACAGCCTGTACAGAGGGTCCTGCATCACCTCCAATTCCATCTTCTCCAAAAAGGTTATAAGCAATATTATTAAACTTGTCTACTGTATTCTTACCTACAATGTTGTTAAGGAAACCTTCTTTTAGATTACTAGCCCATTCTCCTACAAACTTTTCCGCGGGTGATTCCAAAGAAAAATCTGCCGAAAGTAATCCCGTATCGGGTGCTTCTGTTACATCCACAGTCTCTGCACCCTGTTGAGGTGTGGGTTGTTTCTTTCCCGGTTCTTCAGCTAAAAGAGCGTCTGGATTGTCTAGTTTAAATCGCTCTACAAGCTCTTCCGGAATATCGTATATTTCGTTATTTAATTTAAATGGAATCATTGCTCGCTTGGTCTTAAAAATTGATTATAATCTATTGTTGATTCATCCTGTATAGGCCCAGTAGTCGGTCTTCTCTCCGCTTCGCCCTTTTTTTGATATTCTGCAAATTGAGGGCTTGCAATTAATCTTCTTAATCCCTCTTCAAGCTTTGCGCGGGCCGATGCTGTGTACGATTTATTAGTTTGTATTTCGTTAAACAGTCTTGTTATATCATTTTGATTTAATAAATCATATACTATTGGCACTTCATTGCCATCCTTGTCATAAGTAATAAGACTAAACTCACGCGTAGTTTCATTAAAATTAGTTTTATCACCTGAAACAGATCTAAAATATTCAGAAGGGTTATTTAAAAGCTTAGCAGCTTCTCCAGCCCCAAGAATAATATTAGGGTCCGTAGGTTTTGGCGGTTTTTCTGTTTTTTTAATAGCTGTTTTGCGATCATATAAACTTTTTGCCCTATCATATGCTGTTTTTGCAGCTATTTTATATTGTTCTTTTATTTTAAAGACTAATTCTTCTTTGTTTACTTTGTCAAGGCGGCCATTATCTTCAAAGTCATCTTGAATATTTTTAGCAAGCTCCGGTGATAAACCTAGTTCGTCAACAGCAATACTAGCAATATCTCCGTCAGTATATTTTTCATCACTGAGTACCTGATCAATTTTAGAATTAAATTCATCTTCATTCCATCCTTGAAGCGCATATTTTTCAAATTGTTCGCCCAATGCTTTTACTTGCGATTGGTATGCATCTGACCTTCTTGTTATAGGTCTTGTGTTTACCAAAGAATTAAAGTCCTTTTCTTCCCCATCTGAAAATATAAATTTACCGTCAGCTACCTTAAAATTGCCCTCATATATATCGTTTATTCTGCCATAAAGAGTTTCGCTGTTTAGTTTGCTTAAATCTTCTTGTTGAAGGTCCGCTACATTTACTATCCATTGCTTAAAATCATTTGTTTTTGCGGCTACACCATTTATTTTAGCAATAGATTGGCTAATTGCCATTTGTTTTTCAACAGGGCTTAAATCAGGATTACTTATTGCGTTAATAGCTTCATCTCGCAATTTCATTGCCTCTCCGGTAGCCCATTCCCTCATTTGCATAGGTACTTGACTTTCATCTAGCTGTGGTAGTTGAGCAATAGCACGAGCATTATTTTCTTGTAATCTCTGTTCTTCTGCTTTTCTACGCAATAAAGCTTGTTCCCCACGGAGAACAGCTTGTCGCACCTGCCCTGTTACGTCAGTAAATTTATCTGCTGCTTGTCGCGCACCTCTAATTAATTGTTGATTTGCCATATTTTATATTTTACATTCCCCCTGCAGCTGCTCTTGCGGCACCAACAGCAATATTAGCCACTCCCCCAACTAAACCTTCAGTTGCGGCACGCCTAGCTTCATCTGCTGCGGCTTTACGCTGCTGAGCCATACCGAATAATGTTTCTGTTCTACCAAATTCTTTTGCTTCTAGTGCAGCCGTACCAGCTGCTCTTTGCTGTTCTAAAGTTTGTTGCCCTCTTGCTCTAGCTATTTGGTTTGCAGCTTCTTGCTGACCAATACTAGCGGAAGCCTGCTGTAAATTAGCAGATTGTTGTTGCGCTAAAGTTTGCGCTAATGCAGCAATGCCAGATCCTCCAGCCGCTTGTTGCAAGCCGCCAAGTGTGCTAGCTAAACCCTGTTGTTGTTGTTGAGCCACAAATTGTGCTTGTTGTTGATTTACTGTTAAATCTTCAAAGGGGTTAGTTAAGTTAGCAGACGGATCCTTAAACTCAAAAGTTTCATACGCTTGTCTTTGTTGTTTAAGTTCTTGTCTGGCGGCACGCTGTTCCTTTCTTCTTGCTCTACCACCGATTAATCCACCGGCCATACCCGCTAATCCTTCAGCTATTTGTCCAAAAGCCCCAGGGTCGCTTTTTGCCGTGCCTTGCATAGCTTTACCAAAACCTGATATATCTTCTGCCATAATTATTATATTTAACTGCTAAAGCTTACTTCGGAATTTACCGCGTAAAGCTCGCAAAATTCTGTTGATGTGTTTTTTATTTTAACTGTTGCGTGGTAACCAATAAGCCCATTACTATTTATTACATTGTTTTTATTAAACATAAAATAAGCATCTTCTTGAGGGGGTTTAGCTGTAGTTTCAACATCAACTACAAAAGAAAGTCTATCGGCTGATACACTAACACACTTACCTAACCTTTGTTTAACTTTGCTTAAGTCTAAATAATATATAATATCTGTTGCTTGCAACGATGTGTTTAACGGTTTTGCGAATGTTATTGTTTTATTTGCCATTTTTAATATTTTTTATTAAAACCCTACTCCTTCTCGATACAAAATTGCTCCCAAATTATATGGGTTAAATAGATTGGTCTCCATGTTTGTTTCTTCTGGAAAATCTAAAACTACATCAACATATAATTTAAAAATAATTTTATCTAATAGTGGAGCAATTGCGCCTTTTTTAGGATTAACATATAATTTGAACGTGTCATCAATTTGATTTAAATTTTTTGATGCAAAAGTAACTTTAATATCTACATAATCGTCATTAAAATTGACTATATCAAAACTTCGTATAGTGTTATTATCATTTTCAACTTTAAATGCGTGAATTGGATTAAACCAATCAAAAAATGAATCATTTTGTGCTGTAAAATCTTGTAATGTAAGCCTAATTGTAAAAAATACATCTTCAGCAGCTGTGCCTAACTGCCAAGGATATTCCCCATCAAATTGCATTTTAATACTATATTCAAAAAAAGGCTTTGAAATGCCTTGAAATTGGGATTGAGAATCAAAATCAACGTCAGAAACATTTGCCCCCAAACTACATCTTTGAATATCTAATGCGTTAAGACTTATTCTTCCTTTAATTGGGACAGCAGAGTCGTCTGATGAAGTACATAAATCCATAATATCCTCAATAACCCCTTTATTGTCTAACTTATATATTTTTGAATTTGTAAAGTCTTTAAAGTATCTATTTTCTAAAGGAACTCTTATATGTTGTCCTAATTGAGGTGTATAAATTTTGATTTGGGAACCAGAACTATTTGAGGCAGGTGACAAATTACCAGAAATAAACGAACCTACTTTAGGATTACCTGTTTTTCCGTCAGTATTATATACTTTCCATATAAGTGGGTCACTTGTTGCATTACATGCCTCATTTTTAGTGCTGAAAACAAATTGCTCAGACTCACCTTCTGTGCCGCTTCTTGGGTAAGAACTTGCTCTATGATCTATTGCTGTTCTAATTGTTAGGCTAGTAAAGGTTTCACTGTTTGTTGTTACATATTCAATATCAACCAATAAATTAACAGTTAAAGTTAAACCGTTATTAGTAATTACATAAGGGCCAGTTACCGTAACACTATTTCCATCAATAGCCGTGTACGTGCCGCTTGCAGCTTCTTCTATAATATTACTATTTACAAGCAATAAACTGTAATTATTATTTGAATAGGGGGCCCATTTAGAGACATGCAAACTACGAGCATCTACAATAGTTCTATCAATTTCATAAACAAATTGCACCAATCTTTTTGTATTAACTACATTTGACACCTCTGTGATCACATCACTTCTTCTACTAGAAAAATGCCCATTTGGCCAAAGTATTGGGGCAATATCAGAATAGCGGAATACTGGCTTTTGCCAAAGTTGTGTTCCACCTTCATGGGGATATAACTCAGACTTTGGTGATATACCTGTTACTTCCACTATGAAGTCATTTGGCAAAGTCGCCGGTACATCCTCTGTTATATCTCTTGACGGTCTTATGTAAAGGGTTGCATCTGCATTTGGGAAAATAAACGCACTAGGCTGCAATGTTATTGTAGCACCTACTGTTACATCATTAAGTGTCAAATATAGTTCGTTGTTATCATCATATGTTTCAGTAACATCATTACCGCCGGCTGAAGCATCGTATAGCTTAAACTCATTAGGCTGTAAAGCATTTTCCCCTACTCCATCTAATAGTTGTTTGCCAGCGGCCATTAGTATTTTATACTGTATACTATTTAGACTACTATTTGTGCTACCAGCAATTCCTTCAATTGTTGATAAGCTATTTATAAATGAACCAGTGTAATCTGTGCCTTGATTTGCATCGCTATAACTTATTGTTAATGTTATTTTTCTATTAACAAAGCTATCTAAATTAATAGTTACTAACTCATTAAAATTAATAGCATCAGTGTCAACAGTAAAATTTAAAGTAACTATATGTTTATTGACCGTATCAACACTTATTGATACATTACTGATTGTTACATTATTCTTATTAGCATTGCTAAATACAAAATTGCTTGGTGAGGGTTGACTAATTATGTCATAATCATAACTTGAGTTTAAAGTAAATTCAAATTCAACTTCATCATTGTCTATTTCATCACCGCCAAAACCAATATAACTTTTTGTTTTAACAGCATTATTAACAGAGTCCGCATGGTAAGCTTTAATTTGTAATGTTTTTTGTGATTTAGCAAATCTATTGAAGGTAACTGTTCTAGAGCCAAAACTTTCTCCCAGCTCTGTTTTTTCTCCTACAGAAAATATTAATGTATATGTTTTTGCAATATTATAATTGCTATCAGTAGCGGTGAAATCTAAAAATACATCTACGAAACCACCACTTGGAATTGTTAATGTTTCTTCTTGTATATCAGATGCACTATCGCTTAAAACATATTTGATAATAGCTCCAGGCTCACCAATTATTCTTAAGCTTCTTTGCTCTTGATTATTTTCTAAAGGCCCAGTATCTATATTTTTGCTTTGAACAATTTTATTAGGAATAATTACCCGTCTAGCCCGTGCAGTTACGGTATAATTAATAGAAGTTGTGCCGTTTTCTATTAAAATATATTCCGCAGTAGCTACCTCTGTTGTGCTTCCCTCTATTTGAGATATTTGCGAATTAGCATTAATATTAGAATTACTAATAGTAACATTACCAGACAACAGTTCAAATCCTGCATCAGCAGTTAAAAGATCGTTTGTTATTAAATAAACCTCTCCTGGTCTTCCAGATATAATAAATTCTCGAAAACCTAACAAGCTACCACAATTACTTGCTACAACAGCACGAGTAACCGTAACCTCAATATCTTTTAGTATCAGTCTACCCCCGCTTATAGGTATTAGTATTGTTGTATCTATATTTGGTTGATATGTTATTCCGTGGGTGTATGTTACAGTAACTCCATCTCCATTTTGAACAAAGGTGCAGTTAGTTCCTGTAAAATCACTAGCTAATAATTTATAATTATTTGGAGGTGTTATATTTAAAGAAACGGTAGTTTTATTTGCTGGAATTAATTCTCCTGGCAACAAATTGGTTAAAACTTTAGATTGTGTTGTTATTCCAACATTATATTGGCTAGCCTCTATTATTGTTAAATCAATACCAAAAATGAGGTTTGTTCTAACTCTATTATCTTCTATAACATCTTGCTCTGAAGATTTTCCTAAACCTTGAAAATTAAACTTTTTTAAATCAAGATTACCCCCTGTTTGAGAATCAAACTTTGCTTCTCCTTTAATGTTTGAAAAATATTTGTTTTCTTTATTTATAAAAGATATTTCAGCTGATTTTTCTTGGTCAGTTTGTACGGTTGCAATCCAGTCTTTAGTTCCTTCGTAACTAATTGTTTTAAATCTTTTTATCGCAGAAGGCTCATCATTAATTTCAAATTCTACAAACGATTCGCCCTGTACTTCATAAAAATTATTTCTCGGAGATAAGTTTGATGCATGCTTCCATAAATTTGCATTATTAAATGTAAAATATTTTGAATTAATTGAAATAGCATTTTGAGGAACAAATGATTTTCTAGTTACCCAGCCATTAACGTTTTCTGAAAATGAAACTGTATCATTATCATCAGCAAAAGAAATATTATATATTTCGTCTCTTTCATTAAACGAGCCAAATATTTTTTGGTTAGTTGCTAAACGATCTCTAAAAAAATCGTTCATATTAACATCTGATATAGGTGTTAATCCATCTTTTGAAAGTCGTAAAACCTTACCATTTTTTCTGTCTACAAAATAACATCTAAACCCGAAAGCAGCAAATGATTGTGGGTCATTTGAAATACCGTATTCACCATTATACTCTTGTGCATCCCCAATAACTCTATTGGTAGAAGTTAAAGTGCCATTTCCATTCGCGTCAAATAATTGAGACTTATTTGCATATACTCTTACTACTTTATTTTCTAAAAATATAACCATTGCATTGTCCCATGTATGCAACTTTTGTATTTTACCGTAAGAGGGCAAAAAGTCTTTTGTTATTGTTTCTGCTTGAATAAATTGATTAGAATTATTTATAGAAGATTTAGAATTAATAATTCCAGACCAAATAAGCCCATTAAATTTATGTTCTTCTTGATAGCCTTCTTCTAAAACAGTAGATGCCTTAACACCATTTTTAATAAAAGGAGCATTAAAATCATCTCGTATTCTATTGCTTTCAACGCCGTTGTTAAAGTTGAAACAATTGTACCAATTCAGCACATGCGTGTCATAATGTTTTGATATTGGATATGCAATGTCATTTTCATAATAAATATCAAGTTCTGTTTTTTGTCTAACTGGTTCGGTTTCAAAAATAGCGGGGTTTGAAACAAAACTACCTTTTTCTTCTTCGTCTCTTTCGGCTAATAAACTTAAAGTTATAAAATTTGGTTCTAATTTTGTTTCATTTGTTGTAACCGTTTCTGTTAAATTTTGCTCGCTGCCGTCCTCATTCTCAAATCTTAAGTGATAAATTTGGGGAAATGATGTTAAAGTTTGAACATAAACCTGACCAACTCTATATATTGTTTCGTGGTTTGAAAATTGTATTTTAGAACCTGTTTCTATATTTTGTAATAATATATTATCGTCAGCTGGCCCGGTCACTTCTAAAGAAATATGGAACTGTTTTCCCCCAAATGTTTGTCTTTGTCCATTTTGAGAACCGCTACCCGCTGTAGGTGTTCCACCCCATCGAACAAAAAATGGTACAATCCTAATTTCGTTTCGATTTCTGGGATTTCTATCAAGGCCATCAAAACTAGCAGAGTATTTAGCATAATATTCTATATCACCGTCATTTAAGGCAGATTGTTCTGTAGCATTTTTTAATAGCCCGTTTGATTCAAGTTTTACAAAAAACCTTCCATTAAACTCTGGGTCACCTGCATTAGCGCTATCCTCATATATACGCATATCAATACCGGGTCTAATAGTGTCATTTGTTCCGGTATATAAAAAATCTATATCATCTCCAAAAGGTTCAGTAAATTTTATTTCCGCTTCATCGGCACCATCTAAGTGGTATCTAATGCTAGCGATTTTATATAGTTTTGATTTTTTATTATCTTTAGCAAATTTCACGTATCTACCAACAGCTAATTGTTTTTTAGACTCGTCGTCAACGCCTTGCTCGTCGGTTGCAGTAGGTGGGGAAGTAATAGTTCCTTTTGAGTTAATAGAACTTATTAATATAGTAGTATTATCTTTAGCAGGAGTAGAGCCTTCTTTTTTTACAGTCGTTAATGTTTGATCTCCATAAGAAGCAGAAAATAAAACATTACCAAAAATACCAACTTGCTCAATTTTTTCGTGAACAAATTCTGGGGGCTCATTAAATATATCAATAACTTTATACCTATTATCAGGATTATTAATAGCTTCATTTTTCCCGTGGCTCTTTTTTAATAATATATAGCTATCTTCATTAATTTTATTTCTTTCTGAAGAAGGGAATGAAACAAAAGCAAATCCATTATCATCATCAAAATATACCCTGTCTGCCGCTATATTATAATATTCTGCAGATGTTTCTTTTACAAAAAATTTGAAATGTGTGGCCCACGCTGGAGGCACGCTGTTTAGTTTAACAGATAATGCTGTATTTTTATTAGCAAATGATTTATCTAAAAAATACGATCCAGAATTATTTGACAAAACAGGCGTTTGCCTATTAAATTTATCAACATAAACAACACCTAACTCATAATTTCTATTAGACTTAATACTTCGTTTAAAAAGCCCGTCAGTAATCACAGGGGCTACTGAAAACTTAGGATCATATGGAATATCATAATTTTGATAATAATTACCGTATATTATTCTATTCCCAACAATTTCTTGCGCAAGTGCTTTTTTAGGTACATTGTCCCATTGTCTTAGTAACTGAATATTTGGTACAGTAGATTTTATTGTTTCTTTTGTTATCTCAAAAGATAAATTTACTCCTTCAACATCTTTTCTTTTTTTAGTATCAACAATATAAACATTATTGTCATCATCAAACTTTAAAAGAATATCAATTGATTTAACAGTATCATTACCTTTATCAATGTTTAATAATGTTAACCTTCTTAAATTATTTACAAGGCCTTCATTAAACCCTTTTTTTCCGTCGTATTCAAATTCACCCGGGATAAAAGCAGGCATTGAAAATGGTGAAAATGTTGAATATGTATTATCTAAGTATTTCCATCTATATGCAAACCTTGGAAATTTTAATTCATATATAGGATCATTTTCCTGCAATGTAGCAGTAACATTATAATCTATATTTTCAGGTTGCTCGCTATAAGAAATAACTTGAAATACTGTAGTTGTAGAGGCTATACTATTTATTTTTAATGTAGCCTCATATGTTTTGTTATTGTTTTCAAAATCAAAAATAATAATATCTCCTTCTTTCCACCCAGCAGCCGGAGATAAATTTTGCCCTGCTGTTATAGTTGGATTTTCATTAGAAGGTAATACTAATGCTCCATCTTTATAAAAATTAAAAGTACCACTTGAAACTACTACATTATCTCTAAGTGTAGTTGACATTCTTAATTCAGGAGATTTTTGAGGGGCTTTTTTAGCTACACATATATCTTCTTCTAAAATGTTTCTTGTAGATCCATCATACAATCTTATAATTGTATTTTGTTTTAATATTGTTCCGTCGGCTTGTTTTAAATTATTTGAATAGTGCTTAAACTTTTCTATATCAATAACTTTTGGCTCATTTAATCCATCTGTAAAAAACAATAAGCCATCAATAATATTTGCGCCTAAAATAAAATATTTTGAATCAAAATTTAATACACTTTCTTTAAAATATTCAAAAGTAAAAGTAACACCCGCTTGTATTTCGCCAGTATAAGGAACATTATTGAGTATTAAAGAATTTGAAGTATCATTTTTAGGAGTAGTTATTATTGTATTTTTAGGCACATTAAATTCTAGCGGAGGTAATACGGAAGATATTTTTATGCTATTACGGCATAAAGCTTGGGTGGATTGCTTAAGACTTTGATCATAAACTGGAGGGTCTTGTTTAAAATTAAAAAATATATCCTTTCTTTCATCCAAACTCAGCCCTCTTAAAATAAGGCCGTCATCAGATGGGTCAATTCTTAAGCCATTAATAGTTACCTCGGTAAAAGCTTTTAAATCTATTAATATTGGGTCAATAATATTATTAACAATATCATATTCGTAAATGCCATTTAATTCTTCAGAAGTAACAAACCAATATATTTTTTTATTAAGAGTATCTTTAGCTGTCCCTATACAAGTCGCATTTGTTAAACCTAAATCAAAAACTTTTTCATTACCCAATACATTCTCAATAGCACCAGCATCAGAACCTTCTGAACTAGATATTTGAATGTTTAAAGCGTCTCTATATTCACCATTAGGTATAAGTCTTTCGTCAAGGTCTTTATTCATTCGACCTTTAACAAATGTATGCTTAAGTTCTGCCATTTATTAGTGCTTAATTTGTTGCGATTTTCCGCGCATTATTTGAGTAAGATCTTCTATACTAACATTCGCTAATCTTAGCTTGGCCGATCGAATGGCCGCTCGCTTTTCTTTTTTTAGTCGGTTTACTTGATATTCTGGTACATTTGCTTTTGCTGTAATAATACCGTGTGCTATAAACTTATATAAAGCTTCTTCCGCAAATTTATGAATACGCATATCACCTTCAGCGAATAAACCATCTGATATATACTTTATAATAATTATTTTGTCTTTTAAATCGCTTGAAAAGCTAATTATTCCATTAGTATCATCAATTATAAAAAAACCGGTTTTGGTCGCTAATTGAGGGTTTAAACCATAACGTTTACCAAAATCAACATTATAACCATACCCTTCTTCTAAATTATCTATGGTGTCTCGTTGAACATTGTCAGAACTAGACTTTTGAAACCTACTTACTGTTGTAGACTCAGAACCTAATAGCAAATTCCCTTGGTCATCAAATAAATAATTATAATTATCATCCTGTAGTATAGCAGCAGGGGCTGTTGATAAAGGTGCCGGCTTTATAGCTCTTTCAATTCCAGCGTCATCTACGTATGTTATTTTAACATAGCTAACAAAATCGTGCGGCAAGTCTACAGATAAAGACGGAGGTAATTCAATTTCTTGAGTTTTAAGACTATTTACAGTATCATAGTTTAACTCTTGTATACCTCGCTGCGCGTGGAATGCAACCTCAGCACGTTTTGCACTTTTAATAATCTTATCATCTCCAACTTGAGAAACAATAAAGTTATTTATAATATCAGTGGCTGTTATATACTGGTAATCGCCATTAGCCGATCCTCCGTAATATTCTTTTGGTGTTTGCGTTCCTAATGCCATTTATTTAAGATTTTTCTTTTTGTACTTTTAAAGCGTCTTTTTGATCCGCTATTTGGCTTATTTCAGGCTGTCTAATGACTATTCCTGCATAAGCTAATATTTTATATACCAGAACAGTTTCTTCGCTTTCATGGAGCTCAAAATCAGTTGTAGTAGATGAGTCATATAAACTAACATTATCTACATCTGTATATCCCCAACCTACCTCAGCTGGTATTTTTATATAAGAACATTTTACCGCTGAAGTTATTGTAGTAGGGTATACATTAATATATCCTCCTTCTCTGATAAATACAGGTCTAGCTGTTGTGGGTTTTGTTAAAGGTGAAGCATTTATATATAAATATTCGTTTTGAGCTATTTCCTCAATTTCTATTGCATTATTGTAGAATACTGTTCCTAGCCTATATAAGTCAGTTGGCATTGCAAATAATGGATTAGAATAAGCCAAATCTGTTGATTTTCTAAACAGATTGATTTTTTCTTTTATATTTTTTATGATATTAGCATGCTCATTATTAATCTCACCCATCCTATTGAATTGGTTAAGATCATAAAAATATTGCTCAAATATTTCTAATTGGGCTTGATTAGCTAACAAATTGAATTCCTGCGGTGTTATATAACCCCTATTCTCTTTGTTTGAAATTGCTAATACTCTGTTATATACCGTATTAATGTTAACTGCCATATCTATATTTATAATAATAAGGGCCACCAAAGTGACCCTTATCACCACGGTTTACTTAAGTTTTTTCTCTATTGATTTGTAAACTTCAGTCCCTTCATCTGTTTTAAACCACGCCGCAAGTGCAGAGTATGGGTTTTCATCAAATGGCACCGTCATAAGCTTTCTATTTGTGCTACTCCAAGAAAAAGTTCTTTGATCTTGTGACAGCGAAATAATGCCAGCTTCAGCCGCTTTAATTCCAAAGTTTCTTAATTGTACATTATCATCATTCACTAGCTCAACAAATAACTCTGCATTATTTCTAGCAAATAATAATAAGTCTCTTCTAATTTCTTGACTAGTCATTTTACTAACACTTGAGCCTTGCTCGACCCGTAAAACAGCTTCAGCATGATCAACATCTAATCCTTTAGCTAAATTTAGTGCTTCAATTTCTAGTTCTAAATCTTGTAATTCATATTTAGCAACAGCAACGTTATCTACTTCATAGTATGTTTTATTACGTTGCGGATGATATAATGATAATAATTTTTGTAAGGCTTGATCAGATTTTGGAACAAATAAAGATCCGTTTTTAAAAACAATATGTTTTAAAGTTGAATATCCTTGTTGTTCATCTTTAAACGGGGAATTTTGGTTACTAGCGTAACGCAATTCTCTATTTAAACCTTTGCCTTCATCAAACCACATCAATGGGTTCCTACCATGATGCCTAGAAGCTAACGTATATGTTATAGGTGCTTTATTACCTTTCAAGACGTAAGTTCTATCCTTAATTGTCCATTCATCTTTTTTTTGGACAGGTTTAATCGGTTTTGGTGTTTCTACTATTTGGGCTGCTGAAACTTCTAAAGCTTCTACAACCTCTTTCTTTTTTGCCATAATATAATATAATAAAATTGTTAAAAGTAAAACCTACCCCTGAAAATCCATCAGGGGTAAATCTTACATTATTTGTTATGCTCCTTGAGTAACAGACTTGAATAATACAAAGTTGTTAGCACCTTGAACACATAAACATCTTTCTGATAAGAAGTGTACGTTCATTTCATCAACATCAGAAGTGTAAACTCCACCTACAGATCCAGTGATCCAAGACTTCATTTTTCTATCATCTGCTTCAGAAGCGCGGTAACGCACGTGTAAGAAAGGACGCTTAATGTTCTTACCTAGTTGCTGATCGTATACTGTTGAAGTACCAGCTGGCACCATAACACCATCAATATCTTCAGTAAGTCCACGTGTAGCAGCATCATTTAAGTATTTCCAGTCAGTTTTGTAAAAGTCATAAGATCCTCTACGGAAACCGCTAAATCCTAAGTTGATAGCCATGTCCTCGCTATTGTCAAATACTCCAAAAGAAGTACCTCCGTTATAGTGAGCATTTACAGCACCTAACATATCATCAAAAGCTAATGCAGTTGCACGATTTAAGAATAACATGTTTTCTTCAATAGCTCCTTGCTTGTCAAGATTTTTAAGAATTTCATCAAAATCTTGTAATGCAGTTCTATCAGCTCCAGCATTGCTTAAGCTAGCTTCACCAGAATTAAAGTTTTGATAGATATTTCCTCTGCTTTCAATAGCAGCAAAAAGACCTTCAGTACCTTTATATCCTTGATCGTTAGCTTCAGAACCATTACCAGCGGTAGCAGCTAATTCACCTTCAACCATTGACATTTCAAGATAATCTTCAAAACGTAAACGAGTTTCGTGCTCAGATTTTAAATACCATAAGTACCCAGAAGCTCCGTTTTCAGTAGTTACTTCTACCCACCCAATTTGCGCAGCATCAGAACCAGAGATATTATATTTATCTTTGATGATGATTGGTGAATTGCTAAATTGTTGGAAACCAGCATCTACAGATCCTGTCATACCGGCAGTTCCCTTAGCAAATTCAGAACCGTAAACAAATACTTTTACAGCTACAGCAGCACCAGTAGATAAACCAGCAGCATCAAGAGTTTGTTCAGCGTAAGGAGCAACTGTGAATGTATCAGTAGTTACAGAAATAACAACAGCTTTTACAGTTACAAGTCCCTCAGCAACAGCTACGGTTTGTCCAGCTCGTACAGCGTGTCCAGCTTCAGTAATTACGTTAGTTCCAGTGTTAGCAGCAGCAGCATCATATGCGATGTGCAATCTTCCTTGCTCTGACCAAATTATTTGGTCTGAAGCAGAAGGAATTTCAGCTCCTACCATACGCAAGAAAGAAGATACAGAGCGATTTCCATAACGCTCAACTTCTTTTTCGTATACGTCTGGTAAAAATTGTTGTGCAAATGTTCCACCTCCAGAGGCAGAGTCAAAAGTTAAATAGTTTGAACCAAATAATGATTTGGTTGGTGATGGAGTTAATCCTGCTGGAAACGATCCACCTGTTTCAAATAATCCCATTTTATTTTAGGTTTAAAAGTTATTTTTTAATTTTAATTTTCAATCGATCAAGATTATCCCCAGTTATTGCACGAACTTGCATACCTGATGTGGTTGTAACTTTTTCATGGCTAGAGCGTGGGTTCATATCAATATTTTTTGATTTAGCCATTTGCGTTTTAAGCGCGTCGGCACGTCCTTGCTCATAAAAATGGTTTGCAACTGCATCTGCATTCATAGCTGTAAATAACGCTTTATGGTAACCCGCAGCATCTTCCATTTCGTTGCTTTCGTTAACAAACTTGCTAACAAGCGTATTAATGTCAGATTGGGATTCTTTTACGCTATTTACATCTTTAACTTTAAATCTATATTTATTATCACCAACTTTAAAATCAAAACCTTTGAATTCATTGGTAAACAATTCATTTGTTTTTTCTTTAAATATAGATCTTTGTTGTTCTGCAATTTGTGATCGTGATTCTTGATCTTGTTTATAATCGTTGTAAAACTCAACCGCTTCTCGTTGCTCAGGGGTTAACTTAGAACTTAACTTAAGATCTTCGTAATATTTACCCTTAAGGTTATTAAGATTTGATTTAGCTTCAGCAATTGATTCTTTAAATGCTAATTTTTTGCGCTTTATATCACGCTCTTCGTCCACATCTTCGTCATAAGAAAAGTTATCTTCTATTAAAAAGTCAACTTCGTCTGGCGATAAATGTGGTTTTGATTGGCGATAGTATTCGCGTAGCAAATCCATATCAGCCATTCCTTCATAATCTTTGTTGAGATTTACATAATCTTCAACACTCCCGCCTGTATCTTCCATAAACTTAACTAGCTTATCTATATTTTCAGGAAGCTCACGAGCAGGCTCTTGATTATTATTTACGCTTTCAGATTCTTCTTTAAGCTTATTTGGAATATCTTTTATTTTATCAGCTAATGTTGCTGGTTTTTCTACCTCTTCATCCTGTATGAGCTCGAGTACCGCATCTTCTTCGTTATCGGGCTCACTTTCTCCGGTAGGTTGCTCATCTGTTGTTTCGATGTTTTGTTCTTGTACTTCTCCGCTAATTTCGGGTTCGTCGCGTACAGGAATCTCATCTGTGCTTTGCTTTTGAACGGCATCTTCTGTAAAATTTCTTAAATCTAACTTAATGGTTCCATCATCATCAACTGTAGCTGTTGTAGATGACTCTTGTGGTTCAGGAGTTGTTTCTTGGGTCTCCTGAATTACTTCTTGTTCTTGGGTTTCTTCTGCCATGATAAAATATTATAAAATTAAAAAAATGGGTTTTATTATCTGGGCTCAAACATTTCTAAATTAAATCCACTCCCCATTGTGTCATTGCCTGCGGATTCAAATGCTTGTTCGCCTTTTTTATCTTTTCTTTGCTCTATTAATTGAGATTGTTGAGTAGCTTGAATACGAGTTCTTTCATCTTTTCTGTCTTCTTTATACTTCTCTTTATTTGTAAATGCTTCAGCTTCCTTATCTTTTATAGCCATATTAAGATCAAACTCATATTTCATAAGTTCTTTTTTAAGCTCTTTTTCATTTTGAAGTTTTCGCATTTCTAAGTCAGCCTGAATTTGTGCTAACTCTGCTTTTTGTTGCGTTATAGCTTGCTGCTTTTGTACATCAGCTTGTGCTGCTGCTTGTGCCGCTTGTGCGTTGCTTTGGCTCTGCATTTGAATATTTTCCTGCTGCACTTGTCTATCTTGCTGGAATTTTTTCTTACGACGTACCTTTAATAACTGGTTTGCTAATTTAATATTTTTTATTTCTCTAATATCAATAGCATCTTCTAAATATATTTGATCCTTAGCTAAGGCTGCTTGGATATTATTTTCAAGCATTGCTTTTTCTTCATCGTCTGGGGCTAATTCAATAAAAATGCCAAAGTCGTGCAAGTGCATGTTTTTAATGTCATCAAGTGTACCCACATTAAATCTTCCAATACTAGATATGAATGCGTCTCTAGTTGGGCTATATTCTAATATATCAGAAATACGCAATGAAATTGACTCAGCTGTTTTTGCTGTTAAATATAACCCTGACTGTAATATATGGCGCGTTGCTGTATTAGAGTTTGCTGCTGCTAATTTTTGAACGCCTACTAACGCATATTGATCTGGGACACTACCATCACGTGCTTCGTTTAACCCCGTAACGTCGCGAATCATTTGAAGGTAATAATTATAAGTACTTATTAAAGAACTTATTTTATTATTACCACCATTGGATGTTAGCTCTTGAATAGGTACTTTACCTGGATTCATATCCCCGTCCACAGTTAATGATCTACCAATAACAGAACCTGTTTGGAAAAACATATTTAATGCTTCTTGTGGATTGTAGTTAGTACCATTACCTAAATCTATTTCAGCTAGTCCATCAGCATCAAGATAAACACCGTCAGGTATCATTCTTGACATAACTTGCTGAAGTTTTAAATGCGTAAGTTGAATCATATCAGCAAAACTTGTAATTCTACTAACCAATGATTCTATTCTACCTTTGTATATTCTAGGAGCAACAATATTGTAATTCATCATTACCTTTGTTGTATCACTTTTAGGACGTACCATATTTTTAGCAAGTTCCCACTTAAGCATTTGTTGTGTTCCTAATACAAACGCGCCATCATAAACTACCTCAACAGAACGACTTACTTTTTCAAAAAGAGATCTTGGATCTTTTGGCGGATTGAATTGATCATTTTTTTCAATCGCTTTTGAAGCTCCCGTAGCTGTTGTTTTAATTTTGTAAACTTCATTGTTATAAGTTTTGTAATTAAAATAAAGAATTTGTATTGTGTTTGCATCTAACACTGAATCTTCATTAATATACCTATTATGAGACGCTGCTGTTTGTACGCCTTGTTTTGTTATATTGCTTAAGTCCTCGTCTGTTAAATCAGGAAATTGTTTCTTAAGTTCGTTTATTGTAACACTTTTTACTTCACCAACATAGTATACATCGTCAAAATATGGTGAATAAGTATAAGAGTAAACTAAATCTGCGGGATCTACATATTCAACTTTAATCCCTTCTGATTTATTAAAATGGTTTTTTAACGCAGCTATACCTAATACTGTTAAATCGTAGTTAACACGTCTTTTTGTTAACTCATAGTTATTCTGGTTTAGTATAGAATTTATTGCTTGCTCTTCAGCAATTTCAATAGCTTGTTTATATTCAAGTTGCATATGCAATGCTAACTCATTTTCATCTTCTGGCAACTTATCTTTATCGTTGCTATACACATTTATGCCGAGCTGTTCTTGTATTGCATCATTCAGCTCACGTGTTTGCATGTCACGAGTAATACTTTCTACATATTCAGAGCGTTGTTTTACAGATGATGGGTCTTGCGAAAAAGCCTTAATGTCAAAAGCTCTATCTGACATCCCGTTAACAACTATGTCCACAAACTTAGGAATGATTGGTACTGGTTTCCAATCTAAATTTAAATATGATAAATCACCGTTTATTGATAATTCATCTTTATATTTTTTTACAGACTGTTCGCCTCTTGCGTATAATCTTAATCTGTGAAACTCATCTCTATTAGAGTAGAATCTTGTTGCGCCTGAATCTCTTTTGAACCACTCATGCTCAATAGCGCGGGCTACTTTTAATCCGTACTCTGAGCTTGCTTTTTCTTCGTCTGAAGCAATTTGGCTCGGGAAAGAAGACTTTAATATTGTTTCCGCCATGCTATTTTATTATTGTTGAATGCGATCCTTTATTATTATATCGTGAAATTTTTAAATTTAATGCTTGTTTTTCTACTTTAGGTTTAGGATGATATAAATGCCTGTTACAAGCCATAATCGCTAAGCCTGAACTTATAGCAGCATCAAATTTTGTTCTTTTATTTATATCAAATTTAGCCCAATCATTTAATGTTCTATTAAAATATATATTACCACCACCTTCAGTGGTGACGCCAACATGGTTATTAATATATGTCTCAATAGCCGCAGCGTGAGCTTGTTTTATATCTTCAGATGTATTTGGAATCCCACCAATTTCTCTTTCAGTTACCGACAATTTGTTCCAAACTTTGTCTGGTCGATTCATTGAAAATCCTCTATAGCCTCTACGTTTAAGGTGATACAATAGCCGTGGCTTGTTATTCTCTGCCAAAATTGGCATACCATAGTAAACCAAAGCCATAAGAACATCTTCAAAAAACATTTCAGCAGTTTGTGGGCGTGCAACATATTCTAAAAAAAATGTGTTAGCTGGAGCATCCTCCATACTAAATTTTGTTAAACCGTGTAATGCACCTTTTGATCCTTGTCCGTCTGTTGTGCCTGATATATCATACGAGTCACAACCAAAGGCCCCCATATGCTCATTTCCAGGGTATTTGATGCCATTTTTAAATATTACATTATTTTCTATGTTCTTAGAAGGAGTCCAAGATACTAAAAACCTGCCGTTAGCATTAGGTGTAAACATTACTTTAGAATCTTTAATTCCATTTTCCCAAGAAAAAGATCCTTTTGTTACATATCCTTTTCTTATTAAATCTTCATTAAAATCTATTTGCTCGTATATTTTTGTTAAATTAAATATACTATTTTTTGCCTCATCTCTAAAAGCATGCTCTTCAGTTCTTGGGAACTGTCTGTAGTATTCATTTAGGCCATCGCTGTCGTGCTTTAGCCCTTCTACTTCATTTTCCCAAAACTCAATAACACCGGTTTCTATTTCAGCCCCGTCATTTCCTTTAATTGGTTTTTCTGGAGTTTCAAATACAGGGTGTCCATAAGAATCAATGAATCCTTCGTAGTTCCATTCCATAGGTATGAACAAAGAATATAATCCTGAACTAGTCTGTCCATTGCGGTTTCTTCTTGTGACATCTGAATCATTATATAATTTTTGAAAGTTAGAACCTCCTTTTTCAAGCGAATTTGATGTTGAACCCATCATACACTTTCCAATAATTTTACTACCTAGTCTCAATGTTGTTTTAGTAACACGCCAGTTATTTAATATATTATCTGGTCTTTCCCACTTTCCAGATTCATCGTGAACTAGTAAACTAAGCTTTTCACCATCGTAACTGTTATCACCAGTGTTTTTCCAGTCAATGGTTGTATCTAATCCTTCTAACTCGTTTTCTTCAGATACTTGTACTATTGATTTTTTTGTAAGTTTTGATGCTGGTACTCTAAATGCAAGCTCTGATTTTGGTCTATCCATTCCGTCTTGTATTGGTTTAAAAAAGAACGGGTAGTTAAGGGATATTGGTACAACCTTATCTGTGAACATTTTTTTAGCGTCAGCTCCAGATTTGGACAATATTCCAAACCGTGCATCTTTTGTAATTGTTGCCAAATTGACTGATTCCGCTGAAGACATAAAACTAAATCCGGATCGGCGGTTTTTAAGATAGCACATTCCATAAGCCCTGGGATCGGCTTTACACGCTTCCCAGAAAATAAAGAAAATTCTATTAGCTTCTCTGAAGTCTGGCTTCCCAACATCAATTTTAGCCCACTGCAAGTACATGTAATGAGAACCAGTAATATAAGTAATGACGTCTTTGTTATAAAACCAATAACCTTCTTCACGCCTGGTAAATTCTCTGTCAATATACGCATACCATTTATTTTTAAAACCATCTGGGTAAGTTTCCCAATCAAATCTAGTTTTTATTTTACTTAATTCTTTTGGGTATTCATCAGCTGTCCATCTATTATTTTCTTTATTAATATTATTTGGAGCTAACGGTAATGCTATTTTTAAATTTTGTATTTCTACAATTTCTCCTATCTTACCGGTTTTGCTTATAATTACAACATCGTAATCTTTATTATAACCATACTCCCATTTATTTAACTTATTAAATCTTTTAATAGTATTTAAACGAATAGGGCTAACTGATTTAATTAAATTTTGTTCGTACATTATTTGGATCTTCCTTCAGCAAAACCTTTAAAACCTGTACCGGCTTGTAATTTAGAGGCGTCAAGCATATTTTTTTCATTTTCAACTCTTGAAAGTATTTCAAAAGCATCAAATATTGCTAATTTTTTTGTTGCGGCAGCATTTTTTAATCTATCAGCAGCCAAGTCTTCTTCTGGGTCACCTATTATTATTTTTTCTTCTGCAACTCTTATTAATTCGTCAACAGCTTTATACCCAGCTTGGATTATATTCTTTCTCAGTTCCTCGTATTTCATATTTTATTGCTATAGAATTTAAAGGGACTCTATATAATCTTTCGCTATCAATAACAAACTCATACTCGCTGTTTGGTGTAAAACCAACTAAATCATCACCACTAAGGTTAAAGCTTCTTAAATCGTCCCCCAGGTGCTTTAAAACACCTATATGAGCTCTTTCTTTATCATTTAAAAAGCTATTGTCTTGTTCTAGTGGTTTTACAAAGCAATAGCCAGGTGGGGTAAACCACCTGCCATTGCGCTTGTATAAGAAAATTTGATCATCATAACATCTATAAAGCCCGTCTTTAAAATAGCTGCTGCTATCTTGTTCCTGGCCTTTAACGTTAAAGTATCTTCTAAAAACGTTGTGATGCACAATTACTAAATCATTTTTTTGCAAAAAAGGATTATTAATTGGTGTTTCAACTATTTTAGCCTTTCTGTTAACAAATTTATGATTTTCTATTTGCGTATTTAAAATTAAATTAGAATCACCTACTTTTTTATTATTTGTATACCTTCCATCTAAAGGCTCTATTAAATAGGCATGTAAATGTTTCATTAATATTCTAAATTGTATTCAACGGCTATCGCCATATTTTTATTAAAAGTTTTCCAAGGTAAAATTTCTTGATTTTTTTCAATAAATATGTTATAGCTTTCGTCTTCTTCAATAATTTCAACTATTCTATGACCACCAAATACTTCTTGGCCCGTAGAGTAGTGCATTGCATCGGTTTTATAATCTCTTCCAATGCTAATCTTCCGTATCAGATTCATCTTGATTCTCAGTTAATGTTTCAGCTTCATTGAGAATCTTAATAATAGTTTGTACCCGATTCAGTTGACTAATAGGTAATTCATTAAGAATTTCAACGATTTGATTTAATTGTTCTTGTGTTACTACTTTTTTCATAAAATATAATTTAAGTTAATGTTATATTTGATTATTACGCATTATTTGTGTTTATTATTGCCAAATACCTTTTCAACGCCTCGTGAACCAAAATACCCACCAATAACTATTGTAAGTAATCCTGTTATATCATCAAGCGGGTAATTTAAATACCAACCCAAAACATAGGAAACAGTTAAAAATATTAATATTAATGGACGAACGTTAGCAGCGAGCCAATTTCCTGATCTAGCATCAGCAACCCATCTTCTTGTAGTCCCGTCTATTTCAGCTCTTTCTAATCTTAGTTTTTCAAGGGCTACTTCTTTATCTTCAGGAGGCATATCACTACCCCCTATTATTGCCTCTATTACAGAACCAACTGGTGTATTACCAGCGATTGCCCCAACAACATTTGGAATTTTTTTTAATAAAAATTTTCCAACGTCAGTATCTTTAAATTTTTTTTTACTCATTATTAAGAAATCTGTCTAGTAACAACTGTTGGTGTTGCAAGTTCTGTAAGTTGTGCCTGGATGCTGTTTTTTAGCTCCTGTACTTTATCACTACCCATTTCAGCAGTTACCCATCCTTCAACGTCTGAAGATGTTACGCTGTCAAAATCGGTAAAGGTTGAAATATCACTAACGTCTAAAGATTGCGTTCCAATAACCGAAGCGGTGTTGGTACTGTCATCTCCTGATAAACGCCAGTGAACGTTGAAAATTACATCACTTTCTGTGTTGCTGTTGTCATCTGTGTGTGTAGGATAAGTATCAACAGTTGATACATTCCAAGTGTAAGTGGTTGCCATATTTATTTATTTTTAAAATGTTAATATACCCCCCCCCCGAAGAGGGGTTTGTTAATTGATTAGGACACTATCTTTAGAGTACCTCCATCATTCCATACGTCACCAGAAGATAATCCAGAAGAACTAGTTGGTAGTCCAGAGAAGTTAATGTCAGTAGCTTTAATAGTTCCATTTACTTCAAGTTTAGCAGCTGGCGAGGTAGTTCCGATCCCAACGTTGCCACTTGAATCGATGCGCATACGTTCCGAGCCATTAACATCAAAAGCTAAAACATGTAAAGAAGAACTTTCTAAAACCACTCTATTGTTGAGTGGTTCAATTTTAAACTTAGCAACATTACTTGTTTGGCTTGTTGATGAAAGTCTTAATTCAGCATCCGTTGCGTTTATTTCAAGATTTGAATTAGGACTCGTCGTACCTATCCCTACGTTGCCATCAGTGTCTAGTACCATTTTAGTACTGATAGTAGCGGAAGTGGAATTATATGTTTGAAAACCAAGTTTATAACCTCCTTCATTTTTTATTGCAGTATCTCCACTATTAAATCGTAAAAAACCGCCTGTTCCTGAAATGTTTATATTACCAGCAACATCAAGCATGTATACGGGGTTAGTAGTCCCAATACCGACGTTGCCTGCTGAGTTAATACGCATATTTTCTGGAAAACCAGAGCCATTATGAAAAGAAATATAATCAATAGACCTTACTTGTGTTCGAGCAGTATCTATGTTTAGATCATTGTAACTTGAAGTGCCTCTATTATATGTTTGAATTGTGGCTGTTGCTCCTGGAACAAGTTCTACTCCGTTACCGTTAGTGGCGTCAGCAACCACAAAATTCTGAGCAGGACTAGTAGTTCCAATACCAACGTTGCCATTGCTTGTAATACGCATTTTTTCGGCATAAGACCCACTAAAAAACTTATGATTACCGTGTCTTGCGTAAAAAGATAAGTCCGATTGTTTACTTAAGTCTGCCCTATCAATACTTTCAAGCGTTGTGCCTGATAAAGTTGTTTCAATATCTAATTGGTTCACAGAACCTTTAATAGACAAAGTGTTAAAAGGACTTGTCCCAATACCAATATTACTACCATCTTGATACAGCACAGAATTTGCTGTTTTTTCAGATATTGGAAAACCTAATATGAATTTATCTGCCATAATTAACTAAAGTTGTGTCCTGCAAAAGTATGTACTCCATTACCTTCAGGCGTTACCTCTTTACTAACCCATCCTTCAGGAGAAGCTGTTAAGTCTTTCCAAAGTACATCTACCGAATATTTATCGCTCTGTACTCCTGCTGTTAGTTCATTACCTTCTTCATCATAAGTAGGCTCTGTGGTGTACAAATAGCCTAGTTTAACAATAGTATGGCGGTGGTTTGGTACGTTATTACCATCCTCGTCTTGAACGTGCGGTAGAGCGTCTATTTTAGTCTGTGCTTGTCCTTCTGAATCAAATTCGTATTTTTTAAATAAAGTTGCCATAATTTACTTTTGTTTTTGTTATAGGTGTAATTGTTACCCTTTTGGTTATAACTATTGGTTATTACGTGTGTGTAATTGTTAATTTATATTTATTTACTTTATACCCATTAATCATATTATTAATATGTGATACAGAAACACCTAAATCTAAAGATGATTCTTTAACACTTTGATATGTTTTATTTTTTAATTCGCAAAACACTTTTCTTGACTTTGATTTAGACATTTTCAATCTTGAATTAATAGAGTGTTTCATTCCTTTTACATATCCTTGAGTTCCGTAGCAAGGGTGTAATTTCCCTTTTTTTGCTAAAGACAATTTTTGTCTATGTTCTTCACTAAAAAATGTATTTCCTTTTTTAGATTCAGATATTTTTCTTTTACTTTCTTCAGAGTGCATTGATACACCTCTTGCATTGTTTGTTAAATTATATGAATTAACATCATTCTTGCAATCTAACTCTTGCAGAATAAATTCCTCTAACTCAATATAATCTTTACTAATATAAAGTATCTCTCTTGAAAAGCATTCTTTTCTTTTTTTATATGCTTTTTTAAAATAATAGCCACTACCAATGTAACCATCATTTATATTCCCACAATGAGAACCTATATAATATTTTCCATTATAAGAATCGCTCCACCTATAAACAAATCCAATATTATTCATTAGTTACTTGTTAATGTTTCTAATTCTGATGTTGTTAATGCGTTGTTGTAAATTCTATAATCCGTTATTTTACCATAAAAAGGGTTACTTGTTAATGAATGATTACCAAAGCTAATTTTATCTAAATTATCCCCTATAACAAAACTAATTGAATCAACACCTATCTGTGTTCCGTTTACATATAAATAACCATTTGACCCATCGAAAGAGGCTGCAACTTTACTTTTTTGAGTAATATCTCCACCTAATGTTGCAATAGAAAAATCTGTTACTCCAAGATTTGAAATTGTAAACACAGAAAACTCATTGCTTGAATTTAATTGGAATACAAACCTATCTGAACTGCTATCATCGCTTATAGTTATTGACCTACTTTCATTGTCATTTGCAAGTGCTTCTAATTCTAAATAAAAAGCCATTCCGTTTTTATTAAACAAACTTGTAGGCATCTTATCTTGCACTAAACTCTCATCCACCCTCGTT